TTCTCCGGTGAGTTTTGCCCATCCGTAAGTGAGGTCTGGAGACTGAATGTCATCAAGGTCAATGTCTGATTCCTTCAACTTATGTGTTGAGCCATGTCCTTGCAACTTAATTGGGTAGGCGGCCGATGAGGAGTAGTAAACAATTCGTGCTGGTCTTGTTCTGAGTGCCCATTGAAACATTTCTGCATCAATCGCAAGGTCAACAGCGACAGAAAGCGGTGCGCCTTCAATAGTTGCTCGACCACCAACAATGGCTGCAAGGTGGATAACTAGGTCAAAGTATGTATTGTCGGTCGCAAAGAAGTGACGTGCGTCTAAACCATTCTTGATGTCAACACCAACAATTTCATGTTCAGACAATGCATTTCTGAAGTGTGTTCCAACAAATCCAGCATCACCAGTAATAAGGATTTTCATGCATTTAAAGATTCACATAGTGCTACTTGGAAATTACCGGGCGTTTCGTGGCTGATAACTTTCCACCCGTTTGATTCAAGCATGTGGGCGTATCCCTCTACGTCCCATGCCCAAGCATGATACTCGTAGTGGTTGTCAACGCTTTCTGTCCACGGAGAACTAGCAATTAGGTACTTGCTTTTTTTACTAACCATATCGACGAACTGATGCGGTCCTGCTAGATGTTCAATCATTTCTGTGGCAATAGCAATGTCTGCCCAGTCAATTAAGTCAAATACGTTTCCGAGACGAACGTCCTGATTTCGATTTACTGCCCCAGCAACATTTGATGGCTGCAAATCATAACCCCATTTTTGAGATTTGGGAATTTCTGTTAGTAGCGACAGAAGGCCGCCGTCACCAGAACCTAGGTCAACAACCGTCAACTCTGACGACCATACAGACATGGCTAATCGTGCTGCGGTATCTAGTCTTGGTCGATGCATTTCTTGGTCAACATGTGGTGCAATCTCACGGTCCAAATACCATTCGGCAGTGCAATACTCAGGAATAGTTCCTAGCGGGAAAAATCTATCTTCTCTCATTTTAAGGTTCTCAGTTTCTGTAGGTCATCTTGTAGTTGGTTGGCAACATAATTATTAAATGTTGTTTCATCAGCATTTGACACTTTTACATCATTTGCTTCAGTATAAGTTTCGTCGTATTCTGCTTTTCCAAAATAAGGATGTATGTGTTCAATAATGACATCATCTAGGTAGTGTGCGCTTTCTATCCCTCTACCTATCGCCAACCAGAAGTTATCTAGGAATAGATGTATGCCTCCAGGCATCACAAAGTAGCCGAGAGTGGTAACAATATTTGACGTCATAACCACCGCAGTTGGCAGGTTTTCGCCATGGTAAAGGTCATTGCCCCATGTAACACCAACCCCAACACTTTCAAGCGTATTGAGGAATCGGTCATCCCACCCGTTGGTTCGTGGAAGGTGGTCATCTCCCATGAAGCCAATAGTAAAACACTTTGTTGCCTCAATTGGAGCCACAGCATTGAGGGTGCCGCCAATTCGCAGACGCGGACCTACCTGAATGTCAATGTTGGGGATAGCAAGGTACTCGTCAAGTTTGGGGTCGTCATCGTCAACGAGTACGAGTAGACGAGTATCGCGTGTAGTTGTAGTACTCCATGCGTCCATCAGACGAATTATGTTTTCAGGTCGTCCACGGGAAGGGACGAGTATGGTCATTTCAAACATTTCTTTCCTTCGCTCTAATGGCTCTATTGCCACTGCTTGTTCCAGTGGTTCCACTTCTACCACTTGTTCAAGTGGTTCTACCACTATCGCTTGTTCCAATGGGTCAACTAGTGGAAAGTGGATTTCTTTCATACCCATGATGACAGAGTTTTTTTCTGCTTGAGATGACTCTTGCAATGTTACTGATGAGCGGAATTTGTCTATCCAGTGAACATCAAAATATGGGTGAATTTTCAACATGCAGTAACTAATGTCAATACTGTAAATTAGTTCACTTGCGATTGATGGCGTAAGGTACTTGTGACCCTGTGTGAATCCTGCGCTACCTGCTCTCTCGCTAATATGAGCATGCTCATAGCCGTACAGGTGGGGAGCATCACTCACGAATCCACCCAAGGCATCTAGACACTTTCTATTAAAGTAGAGCATTACGCCAAAACAGTTAGAAAATGCAACCATCTTCATTCCATTGGCGTCAATCTCCACAATCGGTCTAACAACCGCCCTGAATGCTGGATTCAATTCTAGTTCGGCATCACTAGTGACGTTAAACATCGAATGTCCAATATCGTTTGCCTCATTTATTTTTATCCATGTTTCGGCCCAGTTATGACGCTGAGGCCAAGCATCATCATCAAACAGGAATACATGTTCGCAATCACGTAATTCCCATAGACACGCATTTTTTGCTTTTGCTATACCAAGGCGTGAATTGCTAAATTTATATATAACGTTAATCCCAAATGATTCAGCAACAATTTTATTGACTTGTCGTAATTCGCTATTGTCATCTATTACAACAATCTTGTCGCCGTAACCGAATTCTTTGAAGTGTCCAAGACACGCCGCTAGACACTCCGGCCTATTTCTTGTTGTTATCCCAATTCCTATCATATATATCTACAATTTTTCTCGTATTTCGGTCATTACTGCTTCCCAGTCGTCGGCTCTGGCATCCATCGAGAAGTTCTTTAGCATCTCGTAGTTATGCCCAATCTCGTCACGTCTTGTCTGAGCATCCCTTAGTTGGTCAAGGTGATAAATCCACTCTTCTTGATTGTTTGCAATTCTCCCAATTCCATTGTCCGCCAAGTATTGGTACTCTGGAGAATACGATGCAACGAAAGGAACTCCAGCAGCCGCATATTCAAGACCTTTGATAAAGGATTTTGCATGATTGAAAGGAATGTTGGTTAGGGGAACAATTCCAATATCAATCTCCTTAAACAACTTTGGGTATATATTAATTGGCACGAGTGGTTGAGTGCGAGAAATATTTTGGTGGATTCCCATTTGGTCACATGCCCTTGGTGCCCCATTTTCGGTATGCCCTGAGTGGTGAAAATACATCTTCCTACTCAGTAGATATTCCCCAATCCATGGAGAGAGAGTTTCAAGGTCGCCGGAACGCCATGGCGTTGCCCCAACCCAACCAAGTCTCAACCTGTGATTCATCCGTGGGATTCTTTTTTCCCATCTCTCGGTGTCAATTCCATTTCGCACTAGGTAGACATTGTCTCTTTTTGCTTTATAGAAATCATAAAGAAAAGGACTTGATGTAATTACTGCAGTTGCATTTTGAATAATTTCTGCATATATTTCACGGTTTTCATCAGGGTTGACTTTGGGGTCAGTTGCTTCATATGCCCTGTTTGTTGGGGATAAACCCTCAAACCAGTCATCAACATCGACAACAATCTTCTGACCCATCTCTAGTGCTTTTGGTAGGTACTCAAGAATTTCCCTTTTCATCAGTAGCTTGAAAACGATGATGTCCCAACCATGCAGTGCCCGACCGTTATCAATAACCATCCCAAACCCACTCTGGGGATTGAATCCGGGAAGACCAAGTGCTGTCACCCAGCCTCTTTTTGCAAGTTGGTCGGCTGGTAGTTTGCATCGGTACCAAGCACAGCCATTGGGCTGCAACGGTTCGGTTCCCCACGCCCAGTCGCCAGTTAGGTAGCCAAGTGTTGGTTTCTGTTTTTTTCTCATAGAGTCCTCAAATGTTAGCACTATGGTAAAATATTCATAGCCAATCAAGGAGGCAAAATGACTACCAACTTCTTAAAAGATACAGTTGAACGTGCTGCCAGAACATTTATCCAAGCCTATTTGGGTGCATGGGTCGCCATGGGTGCGAATCCAGACGCTCTCGCCGATATGGACAATTTCAAGATTGCTGCTTCAGCAGTTGCCCTGTCAATTGCAATGGCAATGGGTCTTAAGAAAGTCGGTCCAAATAAAGGCTCTGCTTCGGTCGTTTGATTTAAAACCTGCTTATTTAGACGCTATTCCTAATCTACAATCTTTTAGGCACTTGATTGGGAGAGGCTGTTCATGATTGCTGGCACGTACAACTTAACCTGCGAACAGGGAACCACCTTTTCTCGGCTCATTGAGATTGAGCAGCCAGACCTTGTCAACGACCCAACCGGTAGCACCTATATTGACTACAACCTGTCTGGATATACAGCCAGAATGCAGGTTCGCAGGACGGTAGACAACCCAAACTACTTGGTCTATTTGACCTCAGAAAATGGTGGATTAACCGTAATACCTGGAATTTACGAGAACCAGATTGAGATGTTCATGAGCGCGAGCGTCACCGCGTCTATCAGTCAAAGCGGTGTCTATGACTTAGAAATCATTGATGCTGTGGGATTTGTGTCTCGCGTTCTGAAGGGGACTTTTACCCTCATCCCAGAGGTGACTAGATGAGCAATGTTCCAAATATTGTAAACATTCACGAGGACACACCGAATCAGGTAATAGTCAACCAAGATGCACCAAATCAAGTCGTAATCAGACTTGGTGGTGGAACTGGGGCACTAACCCCAACAACAAGACATGTCCACTCGCAGGGGCAGGCATCGACGACATGGACGATTACGCACCAACTTGGAGGCAGACCATCAGTAACTATAGTTGATTCTGCTGATACGCATGTCTTTGGTGAAGTACAATATTTAAGCAACTCACAGGTACAGGTGACTTTTTCGGCAGCGTTTTCGGGCAAAGCCTATCTCACGTAAGGATTCTTAATGGCACAAAAATTTCTCACAAATCTAGACCTCAATCAGAATCAACTTCTTAATGCCACCTTTGAGAAGTTGGCCACCGACCCAGCGTCCGGCAACTTTGAAGGTCGTCTCATCTACAACACTGCGACCGACACCATCAAGGTGTACACGGGTTCTGCGTTTGTTTCAATCCCCCACACCTTTGTCTCTGGTGGTGGTGCTGGTATCGCTGAGGCCCTTACAGTTTCTGAATCAAACG